AGAGGTGCTCGGTGAGCCCGTGCTCGGTCGCGAGCTCCTGGAGTCGGTCGGTGTTGACCTTGCGATTCAGCCGCCCCACGACCTTGATCGCGTAGCCCTGCTCGGTCGAGGTGTTCGTCGTGCCCTCTTTCCCCTCGGGGATGGCGAGGAGCTCGACGAGTCGGTCCTCGATGGCGCGGCGGGCCTCGACGGCCTCGCCTTCGGCGGTCTTCGCCGCAGACCAGGCGGCGGCGAGCGTGTCGAGCTCGTTCACTTCGCACCGCCAATCTTGGCGATGACGGCGTTGAGGTCCGCGCGCTCCCAGGCGTCAAGACGCCCGCTTCGGTCCTTGGCGGTCCATACCCCGTCGCCCTGCGTGAGCAGCCCGCGGACGGGCTCCCCGGCTTCGCTTCGCTCAACGCGAAGCGCGAGAACCTCGTCGAAGAAGTAGGGCAGGGCTTGCCCGAGCTTCGCCCCTGGCATACTCGGCGCGTAGCTGACCTTGCCGAGTTCATCGGCAGACTTGTCGAGCTTCGCGCTGACGTAGACGTGTCGCGGGAGATCGCGAAACGCCCTGATAACCTCGCTCATTTGGTCAATCATCGCGCCGTACGCTTGGCGCGGGTCTTTCGCCGTTCGCTTTTCGGCAATCAAACAGACTTCGGCAATCTCCGAAATGCTGTCGATGGCGATGCTCTCGTAGCCGTGCGCCTCGTCGGAGCTGGCGAGCCACGAGTAAGCCTCGTGGAGATCGGCCATGCTGCCGATTTCGATGTAGGGCAGGTCCGCGCCCTGGAGGCTCAGGAGGCCGCCTTCGGCGCTTAGGGTGATGGGACTAGGCAGCGACGCGATGAGCGTCGTCTTGCCGGCTCCTGCTTGGCCGTAGCAGAGGATTTTGACGCCCCCTGCGGTGAGCGTGCTTGTGCGCTTGACTGAAATTGCCACTTGGTTCTCTTTCGCGAGTCGTTTGGGTGATTCCGGGTGCTCGCACCCGAAAGGCCCGCCCCTCGGTGGAGGGAGCGGGCTGGGGCGGTGGCGGAGCGGGTCAGGCGCACACAGCGTTGAGGGCCTGGATGCCGTCCTCCACGGCGAGGACCATCTGGTCCGTGTTTGCCCCGGCGGCTTCCGCCGCGCGGAGGGCGGTCTCAAGCTCGTTTGAAATGACGTACCCGGCTTCCGGGTTAGCTTGGCGGCGGCCATACGAGCTGTCGTCGACGCGGACCCAGCCACCTTGCGGGTCCAGGAGCGATTCCACCGCTTGCGACGACGACGCAACCTCAAGAAGCTCCATCTCGTCGCCGTCCTCGTCGGTGGACCAGAACGAGAAATCTGCGTGGATGGCGGCGGCGGTGACGGCGGCAAGGGCAGCGGTGATTTCGATGCTCATGATGTTTCTCTTTCGCAAGTCGTTCGGGTGATTCCAGGTGCTTGCACCTGAAAGGCCCGCCCCTGTGAAGGGAGCGGGCTGGGGTGGGAAAAGCGAGGCTGCGCCTTGATCCGCCATTCACATGGGGAAGCACGCGATAAACCGAGAACCAAAAAGGTCCAGCGCGCTCTCCATCGCATCCGCGAGCGTGTAATCAGATTGCTCGATGTGCCCAATGTTGCCGTTGGTCAGGCGGATGAAAACTTGAAAGCGTTGCATCTTCGTCTCGTTTGTCTCGCCGGTCGGGTGATTCCGTTTGGCTCGATGAAGAGACTCTAAGCCATGCCCCGCCGATGCGCTAGTTCTTTTTTCTGTTGCGTGTCGTTTTTTCCTATCCCCTGCGTTTTCTCTGACATTCCAAGTTAAGAAAAGTTTCCCGCGCTGTAGAAGACGCAACGTGCTAGGCTCGGGGAAGGAGAACGAAAACATGCTGACTTTTCAAGAGATTCGCGAGCGTTTGCAGGATCGGCGGCTCGATGCCGTCGCCGAGGCGACCGGGCTGCATCCGAACTCGATTGCGCGCATTCGAGACGGCAAGAACACCGACCCAAAGCACAGCACGCTCGCGGCCCTGAGCGCGTATCTTGAGGCGCGGCCATGACGACGCTCCTCGAAGCGGCGCTCGCTTACGCGTCGTGGGGCTGGCCGGTGCTCCCCATCCTGCCAAATTCCAAGCTCCCGGCCTGCGCTCACGGCGTGCATGACGCCACGGCGGACCCTGACCAGCTGCGGCGATGGTTTGCCGACCGCGACGATCTCAACATCGCCATCGCCGCAGGCTCGCGAAGCGGGCTCGTTGTGCTCGACATCGACCCGCGCAACGGCGGCGACGACTCGTGGAGCTCGTGGACCGACGAGCGCGGCGCGCAGTCCGACGGAGCCGTGCAGCTCACCGCAGGCGGCGGGCAGCACTACCTCGCGGGCTACGTCGAGGGGGTGAGGAGCTGCAAACTTCGCGACGGCATCGACCTGCTCGCCGACGGGCGGTATTTCCTCGCGTACCCTTCGCGCATCGAGGGGCGCGAGTATCGATGGGAGGTGTCGAGCGACCCGTTCGACGGCGTGCCCCCGATGGCGCTCTCCGAGCGCTGGCTCGAAGGGCTGCGCCCCGCGCCCCGCGCCCCGGTCGTCGTCGGTGCCGAGCTCATCACCGGCAACCGCAACGCGGGCCTCGCGGCTCTCGCGGGCGCGATGCGCCATCACGGCATGACCCGCGCGGAGATTCTCGCTGCGCTCGTCGTTGCGAACGAGGAACGATGCGAGGTGCCGCTCCCCGCCTCCGAGGTGCGGCAGATTGCCGAGTCGATCGCGCGTTACGAGCCCGAGCACGACACCGCGGCGAACGCTTCGATGGCCGACGACGTGTTCGTCGACGAGCGCTCGTCGGCGTATTTTCTCACCCGCGCGACGAGCTTCTTGACCGAGCCTTCGCCGCTTCGCTGGCTCATCAAGGGCTGGGTGCCCGAGTCGGGCGTCACGATGGTCTTCGGCGAGTCCGGCGCGGGGAAGACGTTCGTGACGCTCGACATGGCGTGCCGCATCGCAGCGGGGCTCGACTGGCACGGGCGGCGCGCCAAGAAGGGCTGCGTCGTTTACCTCTGCGGCGAAGGCAACTTCGGCTTCCGGCAGCGCGTCGCAGCGTGGGCGAAGTTGCACGGGCGCACCGACCTCGACGAGCTCCTCGTCAGCAACAAGGCCCTCGACCTCGACGGCCCTAACGCCGCGGCGGAAATACTCCGCGCAGTGCGCGAGCTCACGTCCGGCGACGTCGAGGCGATTATTGTCGACACGGTTAACAATCACATGGCCGGCGACGAGAACTCCGCCCGCGACGTGCGCGGCATGTTCGGGGCGTGCAACGTGGTCGCCGCGGCGCTTCGGGCCACGGTAATACTGAATCATCACACGGGGCATAACGTCGACGCGAAGGGGCGAGCGCGCGGGAGCTCCGCGTGGAAGGCCTCGCTCGATGCGTCGATTCTCGTCGCGAAGGGCGAGGACGGGGCCATCGAGGTGAGCTGCGCGAAAATGAAAGACGCCGAGCCCCCGGCCCCGTTCGTCGGGCGGCTCGTGCCCGTGCCGCTTGGCTGGCTCGACGACGACGGCGAAGAGGTCAAGGGCGCGGTGTTCATGCTCGCCGAGGGCGAGACTGTCGCAGCGCCGAAGAAGAAGGTCGACGGCAAGCTCGAGAAGCATCGCAAGGTCTTCGAGGGCGCGTGGTGGGCGTCGGGCGCAGAGGAGCGCGCAGGGTCGCCGTACCTCTCCCGCGCCGCTCTGCGCGCGTACCTCGTCGAGCACATGGGCATGACCGAGGCAAGCGCTAACCAGGTCTGCAAGCCGACGGCGACGGGCAAGCTCGTCGCCGAGCTGCTGACCGCCGAGGTCATCACAGCCCACGAGCACGGCTGGATTGTGTCGCATGACGACCACGGTAACGCTCTGCGGCTTGCGAAGGGTGGGCTACGGTAACGGCGGTAACGGAGCGAGAGTTACGGCAGGCGAGGTTTTTAGTTACGCGGAGAATCGCTTGAGTAACTGCGGTAACTGGCGGAATACGAAGGATTGTTTTTGTAAGACGCTAAGAATTACCCGGTGGTAACGGAGCGTAACTTTTTTTGAGTGGGAAAAACGCAAGAGTAACTAAACGTAACTTTTTCAAAAAGTTACCGGGGCAGGGCGTAGGAACTATCGTAACGGGGTAACTACCCCCCTATTTAAGAAAGGGGGTGTTACCCGTTACGGTTACGCAGCGGCGACCATGCAGCTCGGAGACGAGCGACCCGCAAGAAATAGGAGTAGCGCGGCGGAAGTAAGAGGGTAAAGGGGGGTGCATGAGAAATTACGAAGGCAACCCGGAAAGCGGCGGAGATTGGATGCTCATCGGCGAAGCCGGAACCCACGACGGCGCGGTGTGGCTCGTCGCGAAGCGGAAAAAACCGACGAACGACACCGACTGGCGAATGGTCAAGGTTGCCGCAGCCGGCAGCGTGCCGCGGAAGGCAAACTACTGGCTAAGCTGGGACGGCAAGAGATTCGCTCGCGGCAAGGACATCGCCATCATGGCGAGCGGGAGACCTGAGCTTCTCGCCGCGGTTCACGCCTTGTTTGCCGCATCGTGACGAATTATATAGCACGAAGGGGAAACGTGGTGTATAACGAGCCCATGATTCTTTTTCACGGCACCGACAACGACTCCCTCGTGATGCACGCTGGCCTCTGCCTCACGGACGACGCTGAGATTGCCGCCGAGTACGGCAGCAACGTCCACGAGATCGAGGTCGATGGCGAGACGCTCCTCGTCGCCATCTCGGCGGAAGACCGCGACATGGTCATCTACCCAGGAGACCGCAAGGCGGAGCTCGCCGGCTGGGCTGCTGCCGGCTGGTCAATGGTCCGCTACCTCGACGAGACGACGAGCGGCACGCAGCACACCACCTGGCGGCTCACGTCGGCGGTGGCGTCGTGATTCGCATCCGCGGTAACGCCGCTACCCTCGCAGACATTCGCGGGCTCCTGGCCGTGGCAACTGACCCCGAGCTCCGCACGCTGCTCGAAGCGTGCCTCAGGATGCGGGGCGTCGCGTGATGCCGCCACGTCGAGGGCTCATCCGAGACGCGCTCGCCCTCGGCGCGCTCTACACGGCGACGTTCGCCGCGTTCATCGTGCTCGCCCTGGTCGTCGCCGCCGTCGGTGGCCCATGAAGCCCGTGCTGCGCCCCAGAGGCCGCAAGGGCGGCTTTGACCCCGCTGCCCTAGCTCGCCTTGCCCTCGTCATCAAAACAGCGTCCTTGTGCCATCTTCGCGTCACTGCGCCCGATATCCGAGCTGCGCTAGGGTGGGGGCGGACGGTCGTGTACGACGCCTTGCGCGAAGCGGTCGCCCGTGGGCTCGTCGAGCGCCTGGGGAAAACGAAGGGCACGTGGTATCGGGTGGCGGCAGGAGAAAAAGCATGAAGACCGATCTCTGGCCGCTCGAACGGCTCATCGACTACGCGCGCAACCCGCGCAAGAACGACCACGCCGTCGACCGGGTGGCCGCTGCAATCAAGGAGTTCGGTTTCCGCGTGCCTATCATCGCCAAGAGCGACGGCCTCGTCGTCGACGGACATCTGCGGCTGAAGGCCGCGCGGAAGCTCGGGCTCGTCGAGGTGCCCGTCGTCCTCGCAGACGACCTCACCGACGCGCAGGTGAAGGCGTTCCGCCTCTCGGTTAACCGCATGGCGGAGCTTGCCGAGTGGGACTCCGAACTTCTCGCCCTCGAACTCGGCGAGCTTGGCGAGCTTGGCTTTGACCTCGACTTGACGGGGTTCGGCGAGGATGAGATTGCCGAGCTCACGCCGGGAGGCACCGAGGGGCTTGACGGCGACGCCTACACGACGAAAATCAAGGCTCCAATCTACGAAATCAAGGGCGAAAAGCCGAAGGTGTCCGAGCTGTTCGACGACGCAAAGACGCGCACCCTAGTCGCCGAGATTAACGCCGCTGCGTTGCCCCCCGACGTGTCGGCGTTCTTGTGTCTCGCAGCCGAGCGCCACACGGTCTTTAACTTCCGCAACATCGCGGAGTTCTACGCCCACGCAGACGCACAGACGCAGGCCCTCTTCGGTCGCTCTGCGCTCGTCATCATCGATTTTGACAAGGCCATCGAGAACGGGTTCGTTCACCTCACCGAGCGGCTTGGGAAGCTCGCCGACGTAGAGGGCTTCTCCGATGAAGACTGACTTCGCGGCCTTCATTCTCACGCACGGAAGGCCGGACCGCGTGCATACGTACACGACGCTCCGCAAGGCAGGCTACACGGGAAAAATCTTCCTTGTCATCGACGACGAGGACAAGACCGGTGACGAGTACCGCAAGAAATACGGAGGTGAGGTGCTGACGTTCTCCAAGTCAGAGATCGCCAAGACGTTCGACGAAGGCGACAACTTTAACGACCGCCGCGCGATCATCTACGCGCGGAACGCCTGCCACGCGCTCGCGAAAAGCGTAGGAATCAAGCATTTCGTTCAGCTTGATGACGACTACACATCGTTCGCGGTAAGGCACAACAGCCGCTTAGAATATGGGTGGGCGAGGCTGAAGCACACGATGGAGGACGCGCTCGACGCGCTGCTCGAATTTTATCTTTCTACCGGCTGCGCTTCGGTCGCGATGAGCCAGGGCGGCGATCACATAGGAGGGGATAACTCGCAGAACACTCCCTCACTTCGCCGCAAGTGCATGAACAGCTTTTTTTGTTCGACCGACAAGCCGCTGAAGTTCTTCGGCCGCGTCAACGAAGACGTGAACACCTACACGACGCTCGGAAGGCGCGGCGAACTGTTTTTTACCGTCATTCAGGCGCAATTAGTGCAAAAGCAAACGCAAGCCAACGCAGGCGGCATGTCTGAAATGTACGCAGCTAGCGGCACCTACGTAAAGAGCTTTTATTCGGTCATGTACGCCCCGAGCTGCGTGAAGATTGGCACGATGGGCGATCCTCTCTCACCGCATTACCGCATCCATCACAAGATTAACTGGCACGCGACCGCGCCGAAGATTCTCCGCGAGGAGCATCGCAAGGCGTCGCGTGCTAGGGTGTCCTGATGGCCAACGGCAAAGCAGGACGCCCGGCGAAGACGCTCTCCGACAAGCAGCGCGGGGAGATTGAAACGCTTGCGGCGTTCCTTTCCATCGAGCAGCTCGCGGACTACTTCGGCATCGGGCGCACGACGTTTTACGCTCTCGCGGAGAAAGACCCGGAGATTCTCGAACATTACAAAAGGGGCAAGTCGAAAGCGATCGCTCACATCGCGCAGGGGCTCATTCAGAAAGCCCGCGCAGGCGACACGACGAGCGCCATCTTTTTCCTCAAGACGCAAGCTCGCTGGCGCGAGACCGAGCGGCACGAAATCACGGGTGCCGACGGCGGGCCTCTTGAGCTCTCGCGCATCGAGCGCGTCATCGTCGACAAGGTGAAGCCCGATGGCGGCTAGGTTGCGCCAGGATGCCGCAAGGACGCTCCGCATCGAGACGCCTCGATGGATGCTCCCTCTCCTCGGCAAAGCTCGATACAAGGGCGCGTGGGGCGGGCGCGGGTCGGGCAAGTCTCATGCGTTCGCCGAGGCGCTCGTCGAAGCCCACGTGCTCGATGCGAACCGCTCGACCGTCTGCGTGCGCGAGGTCCAGAAGAGCCTCAATCAATCGGTCAAGCGGCTCATCGAGGCGAAGATTGAAGCGCTCGGCGTCGCCGCTTACTTCGAGGTGCAGGACACGGTCATCAAAAGCCGGAAGGGCGACGGGCGCATCATCTTCCAGGGCATGCAGAATCACACCGCCGATTCCATCAAGAGCCTGGAAGGCTACGACTGCGCGTGGGTCGAGGAGGCGCAAAGCCTCTCGCAGCGTTCGCTCGACCTGCTCCGCCCGACGATTCGACGCCCTGGCTCCGAGCTCTGGTTCACGTGGAATCCCTCGCAGTCAACCGACCCGGTGGACGCGCTCCTCCGAGGCGAGAACCCGCCGCCCAACGCCGTCGTCGTTGCCGTCAACTCCGAGGCGAACCCCTGGTTCCCCGACGTGCTGCGCGCCGAGCTCGAGTACGACCGCCGACGAGACCCCGACAAGTTCCGCCACGTGTGGCAGGGCGAGTATCTGCGCAACTCCGAGCGCCGCGTCTTCAACAACTGGCGCGTCGAGGAGTTTGAGGCGCCGAAAGATGCGGTCATTCGCTTCGGCGCGGACTGGGGCTTCGCCGTCGACCCAACCGTGCTCGTGCGCTGCTACGTCGAAGGGCGCACGCTCTTCGTCGACTACGAAGCATACATGGTCGGCTGCGAGATTGCCGACACGCCGACGCTCTTCGCCACCGTGCCCGACTCCGAGCGCTGGCCTATCGTCGCCGACTCCGCCCGCCCGGAAACCATCTCGCACCTACGCCGCAACGGCTACCCGAAGATCATGAGTGCGGTGAAAGGCCCGCGCTCGCTCGAAGAGGGCGTCGAGTGGCTGCGCTCGCACGACATCGTCGTGCACCCGCGCTGCACGCACCTCGTCGACGAGCTCACGCTCTACGCCTACAAGGCCGACCCGCTCACCGGCAAGGTGCTCCCCGTGCTCGAAGACCGAGACAACCACTGCATTGCAGAGGGCGAGCTCGTGAGATGCGAGCGCGGGCTTGTGCCGATCGAGTCAGTGACGACTGATGACCGCGTTCTGACTCGCGGCGGATGGCGACGAGTCCTCTTCGCTGGCATCACCGATTTCGATCGGGAAATCGTTGAAGTGAAGACCACGCTCGGCGTGGTTCGGTGCACGCCGGACCATCGCATTTTCACGCGCAGGGGATTTGTCAGAGCCGATGCTTTGCGCTACGATGACGAACTTCTAGGAGAGGTTCGGTCATGTCAGAGCGAATGGAATGGAACGGCAGAAAATATCGAAGGTACCCTGACAGCGAGCGAAGGTCCGACCGTCTGTACTGGCATCGATCGAAGCAAGGTGGAGGAATTGCCTATCTTCATCGAGACGTGTGGGAACACCATAACGGACCGATTCCAGACGGATGTCACGTTCATCACGTCGACGGGAACACGCTCAACAACGACATCGAAAACCTTGAGTGCGTCACGCCAAAGCAGCACATCGGAGAGCGTCACAAGTGGGATGAGGAGCGCAAGCGAGAACAGGCAAAGCATCTCGACCGTATCCGCGATTCGACGAAGGCTTGGCACCGAAGCGAAGAAGGCCGCGAGGTTCATCGTCGGGTTGGATCATTGGCTTACGAGTCATTCAAGCCGACTCCAAAGCCTTGCGATCACTGCGCAACCGTCTTTGCTCCTCGCGCCATCGGGAACCGCGATCGCTTTTGCTCAAACGCCTGCAAGTCTGCTTGGCGAAGGGCAAACGGGGTGGACGATGAAACGCGCACATGCGTCGAGTGCGGATCTTCGTTCGCTGCAAACAAGTACTCAAAGGCTAGGGCTTGCTCCCGCTCGTGTGGAAACCGTGCGCGCGGCAGGGCGCTCGCAGCGCGTTTACGATCTGACGGTTGAAGAGCATCACGAGTTCGTCGCCGGTGGCGTGCTCGTGTCAAACTGCATCGACGCCCTGCGCTACGCCTGCGAGGCAGTGCGCCGCACGGCAGTGGCGAAGCCCGTGCAGTTCCAACCCCCGCAACCCGTAGCGCACGCATGGCGCAAGTGATAGGTGCGAGACATGGCCGAGACGAAAGACGCGAGACTCGCACGCATTCACGACGAGGCCCTGCGCCGCTTCAACACGATCCAATTCGCGTTGCAGGACGAGCGCCGTCAGTGCCTCGACGACCGGCGCTTTTATTCAATCGCTGGCGCGCAGTGGGAAGGCCCGCTCAAGCAGCAGTTTGAGAACCGCCCGCGCCTTGAGGTGAACAAGGTCGCGCTCTCCGTGATGAGGATCATCAACGAGTACCGAGCGAACCGAGTCACCGTCGACTACGTGCCGAAAGACGGGCGCGAAGCCGACAAGCTCGCCGACCTCTGCGACGGGCTATACCGCGCCGACGAGCAGGATTCCGTCGCCGATGAAGCGTACGACAACGCCTTCGAGGAGGCCGTCGGCGGCGGCATGGGCGCGTGGCGTCTTCGCTCCGTGCTCGAAGACGAGCTCGACCCTGAGAACGACCATCAACGCATTCGCATCGAGCCTATTTTCGACGCCGACACGAGCGTGTTCTTCGACCTCGATGCGAAGCGCCAGGACAAGAGCGATGCGCGTTACTGCTTCGTCGTCTCGTCGATGACGCCCGAGGAATACGAAGAGCAGTTCGAGGACCAGCCGGCGAGCTGGCCGAAGCAAATTTACGAAACCTATTTCGACTGGTCTTCGCCCGACGTGGTGTACGTCGCCGAGTACTACCGCATCGAGGAGCGCGCCGAGACGCTGCGCGTCTTCCGCCTGCTCGACAACTCGGAGCAGGTCTACACGCGCGCCGAGTTCGACGAGGACGAGAACCTTGAGCAGATGCTCGACAGCACGGGCGCAATCGAACTCCCGTCGAAGCGCCGCAAGACGCGCCGCGTTCACAAGTACTTGCTCTCAGGCGGTCGCGTGCTCGAAGACTTCGGCCTCGTCGCAGGCCCGAACATTCCGATCATCGTGACCTACGGCAAGCGCTGGTTCGTCGACAACATCGAGCGATGCATGGGGCACGTGCGGCTCGCGAAAGACGCGCAACGCATTGCGAACATGCAGCGCTCCAAGCTCGCTGAAATCTCCGCGCTCTCGTCCGTCGAGAAGCCCCTTTTCGACCCCGAGCAAGTCGCGGGGCATCAATGGATGTGGGAGCAGGACAACCTGCGCAACTTCCCTTATCTGCTGCTCAATCGCCTGACGAACATCGACGGTTCGACGCAGCCCGCGGGGCCGCTCGGCTACACGAAGCCGCCGCAGGTTCCGCCCGCTCTCGCCGCGCTGATTCAGATTGCCGAGCAGGATATGCGCGACGTTCTCGGCGGAGCCGAAGGCGGCGACCAAGTGCGCGCCAACGTGTCCGCCGAAGCGATCGGCATGGTGCAGCAACGCCTCGACATGCAAACTTTTATTTACGTAAGCAACTTCGCGAAGGCGATGAAGCGCTGCGGCGAGGTGTGGCTCGGCATGGCCCGCGAGGTCTACGTCGAAGAGGGTCGCAGCATGAAGACCCTCGGCCCTGAAGGCGGTGCCACGGCTGTCGAGCTGCTCAAGCCGACCATCGGCGAGGCCGGCGGCGTCGAGCTCCAGAACGACCTCTCACGCGCTCGCTTCGACGTGGCCGTGACGGTCGGTCCCTCGTCGCAAAGCAAGCGCAACGCAATGGTGCGAGCCCTTACGCCGCTCATCGCCGTGACCGCCGACCCGGCGACGAAGGCCGTCCTCGAATCCATCGCGATCATGAACATCGAGGGCGAAGGCATGACCGAGGTGCGAGCGTTCTTCCGAAAGAAGCTCGTGCAAATGGGCGCGATGAAACCGACCGAAGAAGAGGCAAAGGAGATGGCCGCAGCCGCGCAGCAGCAGCAGCCCGACCCGCAGACGCTCTACCTGCAAGCCGCCGCAGCCGAGGCGCAAGCGAAGGCGATGAAGGCGCAAGCCGACACGCAGCTCGCAATCGCAAACGCGGAGAAGACAAAAGCGGAAACTGTCAAGACCCTTGCGTCGGTCAACATTTCCGCGCAGAATCAAGCAATTAAGACCGCCGAGGCAATCGGGCGAGCAACTTCCGCCTAACCGCACCGGCAATTAACGGCCACCGACGAGCCTATCGTCGAGCGAGACAAGATGAACGACGACACGGACGACACGATCGCGACTGAAACGGCTGAAGGCGAGACGCCCGAGGCACCGCAAGCCGACGAGACAACGCCGGAGGCCGCAGCGGAAGACGAAGACGCGATCGACGATGAAGTCGAGGTCAGCATTGGCGACAAGCCGGTGCAGGCTGAAGAGCCGAAGCAAGCCGCCCCTGCGTGGGTGCGCGAGCTCCGGCGACGCGAGCGAGACCTTCAGCGCGAAGTGCGCGAGCTCCGAGCAAAGGCGCAAGCGCCGCAGCAGCAAGGCGAGAACCAACCGCCAGCGGCAGGCGCAAAACCCAAGCTCGAAGACCACGACTACGACGCCGAAAGATTCGAGACTGCGCTCTCAGGATGGTTCGACCGCAAGCGGCACGTTGACGAACACGCCGCGAAGCAGAAGCAATCCGAAGAGGCGCAGAAGCAGGCGTGGCAAGCGCGCCTCGATGCCTACGGGAAGGCGAAAGCCTCCCTCCGCGTGCGCGACTACGACGACGCCGAAGCAAGCGTCACCGAGTCGCTCAACGTCACGCAGCAGGGCATCATCGTCAGCGGAGCCGAGAACCCTGCTCTCGTCACCTACGCCATCGGCAAAGACCCCGCCAAGCTCAAGGAGCTCGCGGCAATCAGCGACCCCGTGAAGTTCGCATTCGCCATCGCCAAGATTGAGACGCAGCTCAAAGTGAACCCCCGCAAACCATCCGCCGCCCC